GAGATTTGCCCTAGCATATCGTCAAAATCTAAATCTAAAGATCTATTTAAGAAAAGCATATTTTCTTCGATAGCTCCTTGAGTGTCAAGATTTTTAAGTACTTGATCAAAATCAGAAATACCAGTACCGCCAGAGAATCCAGCCATAATGTTACCTCTTGCTTGAATAGCAGCAAATAAACCTTGAGATCCGTGAGCAACAGCAGCACCAGCAGCAGCAGTAAACCCTGGTACACCAACTGATTGGTTTGCAAAGTTACCTCCGTTAGCAGCAGCAGCAAGTTCACCTTCAACCATAGCCATTTCTAAGTAGTCATCAAATCTTAGTCTTGTTTCAGACTCAGATTTTAGATACCATAAGTATCCAGACGTACCATCTTCTGTAGCAACTTCTACCCAACCGATTTGAGCCATATCAGAACCATTAATTTGGAATGAATCTTTTATGATAATTGGTTGATTAGAAAATTGAGTAAATGAAGGTTGAATAGATTTTACTGTACCTTGAGCAGCAGTAGCACCACCAGTTACACCTTGTCCAAGTGCACCAACTGTACCTTTTGCAAATATAGAACCGTATACAAACATTTTAAGGTTTGCAACTTGATTTCCTAAAGCATCCCAGTTAGCAGCTTGAAAAGGATAACAAGTAATAGTAGCTAATGTACCAGCAGCGTTGTTATCACTTCTTCCTACAATACCTTTTATTGTAACTCCTGTAGTAGGATTCATTACAACGATAGTATCATTTGGAAAAATAGCATTTTGAACTGTAGTAGCACCACCAGTTACAAAAGTAAAGGTTTGACCAGCTGCACCAGCAGCAGTTGGATTTTGTACAGCAGAGTATGCTACATGTAATCTATTTTGTTCTGACCAGATAACTTGATCAGATGTCATTGGCATTTCAGCGCCAACCATACGTAAGAAACCATTTAAAGTTCTGTTTCCGTATCTCTCTACCTCAGCTTCGTAAACCTCAGGTAAGTATTGTTGTGCAAAATCATTTGCACCAGCATTAAACGCTAAATAATTGTTTTGTAGCGCTAATTGAGTTTGAGAAGGTATAATGCTTCCAAACACAGGAGAAATTTGTCCCATAATTAATTGTTTTGTTTTTTAGTTAAATTTTCTTGTTTTTATCTTCAATTTAGAAGAATCAAGACCGCTGATTGCTTTAACTTTTAATCCATTAACAAATACATCTCCACTAGGCGTAGGCCTAATATCGTCGGATATGTTTTTAGATTTTGCAACTAAATTTTTAGTAGCATCGGATTTACCTTGCTCATAAAAATGTTTTGCAATAGAATCAACATTGTCAGCAGCGTACATAGCTTTATGATAACCTTTAACATCACTTACATTACCTTTATCATCTAAGAACTTCTTAATTGTGTTGGAAATATTTGATTGTTTAGTTGCAACTTCACTAGGATTTTTAACTCCGTATCTAAATTTTTTCTCTCCTAAATCGATGTCAAAACCTTTGAAATCATCAGAAAAATATTTGTTAGTAACAGATTTAAAATCTTCATGTTGTTGTTGAGCTGTGTTTTGCTCTTCATTATAGCGGTTGAAAAAATCCATTGCCTTTTTTTGGTCTTGTGTCGTACCAGGTCTCAACTTGATTTCCTCGTAGTATTGACTTTTTAAACCTTCTAAATGACTTTTGGCCTTTGCAACCTCTTCTTTATACGCAAGTTTCTTTTTACGAATCTCGCGTTCTTCATCCACTTCTTCATCAAACGAAAAATTATCTTCAATCATGAAGTTAATTTCACTTGAATCTAAGTGTGACTTAGCTTGTTTATAATACTCTCTTAAAAGAGTATTGTTATCTACATTAGAATAATCAGCATTTAATCTTACATAATCTTCTAATGATCCACCAGTTTGTTTCATAAAGTCTACAACTTTTTGAATATTTTCTGGTAAACTAGCTATTTCTCTTGCCTCTTCTGGCGTAGGAGCAATAACTTTTTTTTCAATTTTTTCACCTATTTGTTGTATTTCTTCTTCTACTTTTTGTTCAATAGGTTTACTTTCTTCTTCTTTAATTTCAGAAACCGGGCTGGGCTCTGGTATTCGTTCGTCCACTTTAGGGCTATCTCCGGTTTGTTCGCCCACAACCACTTTCTCTGTTTCTCCGACTGGAATGGCATCTGTTTCTTTTTTAGGTTTTGATAAATCAACTTTAATAATACCGTCGTTTACCAATTGTTTTGGTTTACGTTTAATTTTAAACGTACCTTCTTCTTTTACTTGTTCTGACATAATATAATATAATATAAATTAATAGTTTATTGCGGTTCAAATTGCTCTAAACCAAATCCGCCTAAATTATCGTTTCCTGCGGACTCAAAATTAGTTGGTGATGTAGCATTTTGTCTTTGACTAATCATTTCACTTTGTTGTGTAGCTTGTATTTGTGTTCTTTTATCTTTACGATCTTCAATCTCTGTTTCTTTTGTTTTAGTGACTTGAGCTTGGGTTTGAGCAAGCTGCATTTGATAGTTAAATTCTTCAGCCATTAATTGTTTTTTAATTAAAGCTTCTTGTTCCATTCTTTGTATTTCAAATTGAGATTTAGCTTGTTCTATTTGTATTTCCGTTTGAGCCATAGCTTCTCTTTTTTGAACCTCATTCATTGCAGCTTGTTCCGCTGTTTTAGCATTAGCTTCACCTTGTGCTGCAATCATAGCTTTTTGATTAGCTTGATCTTCTTTTTGTTTTTGTTTTCTTTTAAGTTTTAGCATTTGATTAGCTAACTTAAGATTTTTTATTTGTCTTATATCTATAGCATCTTCTAAATCAATTCCTTGAGACTGCAAAGCTATTTGTATGTTTTGTTCTAACATTGCTTTTTCTTCATCTTCAGGTTCTAATTCTAAATATATTCCAAAATCATATAGATGTAATTCTTTCATATCTTCTAAATTTCCTACACTAAATTTACCAATGCTAGATTTTAATGCATTATTAGTTAAAGAAAATTCAAGCATATCAGCTATTCTTAATGAAACATTTTCACAAGCTCTTAAAGTTAAATACAAGCTAGATCTTAATATATGTCGCGTTGCTACATTTGAAGCATTAGCTGCCATTTTTTGTAAACCAACTAAAGCATCTTTATCAGGCATAGAACCATCCCTTGCTTCGTTAAGCCCCGTTACATCTCTTATCATTTGTAAATAATACTGATAAGTATTAATTAATGATTGTATTTTACCATTTGCGCTAGATGATTGTAATTCTTGTATAGGCACTTTACCTCTATTAGGATCACCATCTTGTGTTAAACTTCTACCAACTATACTACCAGTTTGGAAATACATGTTTAAAGCTTCTTGTGGATTATAATTAGTACCATTACCTAAATCAACCTCAGCTAGCCCATCAACATCAACAAATACACCATCCGGAACCATACGTTGAATTACTTGTTGTAGTTTTAACGATGTAAGCTGTATCATGTCAGCAAAACTTGTACATCTACTTACTAATGATTCAATACGACCTTGATATAAACTTGGAGCACATACCGCATAATTCATCATAACTTTAGTTAAATCACTTTTTGGTCTTGTCATATTTTCTGCTAGTTTCCACTCAAGCATTTGTGGAACACCCATAACTTTAGCGCCACTAAATAAAACTTCTATAGATCTTGAAGCTCTATTAAAATTATCACTCTCAGGTGGATTAAAAGTATCTGGTTTTTCTAAAGTTTTTTGTAAACCATTTTCAGTTTCTTTTATTTTAAAAACTTGATCAATAAATGTTTTATATTCAAAAAACAGTATTTGAACTAAATCGTTATCGTAATTAGGATTAGCAATATAACCATCACGCCCTGGATACCTAACCATTTTTTTTAATTCATCATCAGTTAAATAAGGAAATTTCTTTTTAATTTCAGCTAAAGTCATAGACTTTATTTCACCAACATAATATATGTCTTCAAAATTAGGATCATTTGTATATGAATAAACTAAATTAGCAGGATCTACATAATCAATAACCACACCTTCGGACTTATTAAAAGAAGTTTTTAAAGCTCCTATTCCAATTGTAATTATATCTTCAGTTACTCTTTTATTTATTAAATCATATTTACTGAAAGCCAAAACATTGTTTATAGCTTCTTCTTCTGCAATTTCTATACCTTGTTTGTAGCTTAACTGCATATGTAATTCTAATTCTTCTTTAGATCTAGGTAAATCTTTTATAGGTAAAGAAGATTGTTTAAAGCTTAATCCTGTATTTTTTTCAGCATTAGCTATTATATCTTTAGCAAACATATCTTTTGCAACACCATCTAAATATGTAGATCTTTTTTTAGAAGAAAAAGGATCTTGAGCATACGCTTTAATATCGTAGCTTTTGGCGCTAATACCATTTGATACTATATCTACAAATTTAGGTATAATAGGTACTGGTTTCCAGTCTAAATTTAAATAAGACAAATCACCATTGATAGACAATTCATCTTTATATTTTTGCACATTTTGCTCACCACGAGCATATAATCTTAAGTTATGAAAATTTTGATAACCTGTATTCCATCTACTACCATTTACTCTACCTCCTCTAAACCATTCGTATTCAATAGCTTGTCCTACTAACAAACCATATTCTTCAGATTTCTTTTCCTCTTCAGATACCATCTGACTAGGAAACGCACTATTAATACCAGTGTTTAATTTCATCTATTAATTATTTTTGATTCATTGCCTCTATTGTCATATTTAGAAAAACTTAAATTTACAGGTTCTTTAATAACTTCAGCAACAGGTCTATATTTATTTTTATTACAAGCCATAATAGCTAATCCAGAACTTATTGATGCATCATGTTTTGTTCTATCATTTATATTAAAAGCAGCCCAGTCTTCTAACGTACGCTGAAAATACATTGAGCCATATTGTTCATTATTGTAACCTACAAAATTTTCAATATAAGCTTCTATTGCGGCGGCATGTGCTTGCTTTATGTCTTGGCTTGAATTTGGTATACCACCTATTTCTTTTTCTGTTACAGATAATTTATGCATTGTTTTATCTGGTCGATTCATAGAAAAACCTCTATAACCTCTACGCTTAAAGTAATAAAGCAGTCTTGGCTTATTGTTTTCTGCTAATATTGGCATGCTATAAAAATGACAAGCCATAAGAACGTCTTCAAAAAATATTTCAGCAGTAGAAGGTCTTGCTATGTATTCTAAAAACATTAAATTTGGTGGTGCATCTTCCATACTAAATTTAGTTAAACCGTGTAAAGATCCTTTTGATCCTCTACCATCTACAGTTCCAGATATATCATAGCTATCACACCCAAAAGCGCCCATATGATCATTGCCAGGATATTTTCTACCATTTTTTATAAGTATTCTATTTTGTTGATTTATACTAGGCACCCATGAAACCATAAACCTACCTTGTTTGCTTGGCATAAATATAACGCTAGTATCTTGAACTCCATCTTCCCATTGAAAATTACCTTGTGTAACTACGTTTGAATGTTTTAAATCTTCATTATAATCTATTTGTTCGTAAATCTTAGTTAGATTAAATAAAGATTGTTTTGTTTCATCTCTGAAAGCGTGTTTTTCTGTACGAGGAAACTGTCTATATAATTCATTAAGTGCGTCAGGATCATCCTTAAGGCCATCTACTTCA